GTGGCCACACTCGACATTGACACATGAGCTAAACAAGCGAGGCATCACAATCAGCGAGCAACCGGTTCGCACTCACAGAATCGGAAGGTGCAGCTGTGTTAGAAAATCTTGAGCCAACCCCGAGGATTACGGCCCCAAAGGATTGGCGACCTGCGGTGGAGTTCGATGGCACTAACGGCCAGGCGACAACCCCACCGACAACTGGCGACCAGCCAGACTTTACCCAGTTTCTAATTGACCAAGGCTTTGACCCTGAGAGAGTAGAGATCTATGGTCCTGTTAGAACTTCACGCTGGCAACAGCGAGAGGGTGGGGACTGGCTGGTTAGCTGGCGGTTCAACTTCCGCAACAAGACAGAGGCAGACATCGACTTGCCAACCCTTTATGCCCAGGCAAAGAGAGCAGTCAAAGTTGCAAAGCCAAAAGAAAAGAACGACAAAGCTGTTGTTGTTTGTTGGTCAGATGCTCAGACAGGTAAAGCTGGTGACATCCGAGGTGGAACCCCTGAGCTAATCACTCGCATTGCAGAAAAGCAAGCAAGGCTAGATGACTACCTGAAACAAGAAAAGCCAGACCACATCTACTTCCTAAATGTCGGTGACAGCATCGAGGGCTTTGAGTCTGGTGGAAACCCCAACAGGACCAACGACCTTAGCCTGATGCAACAGGTTGACCTTGAGGCTACCTTTGAGTGGGAAACCCTAAAGCTACTTGCCAAACACGCACCGATAACAGCAGCCTCAGTCGGATCTAATCATTGTGCCTGGCGTCAAGGCAAGCTCAAGCTCGGCACTCCAACCGATGACTGGGGCATCCACATCCAACGACAGCTTGCCAGGCTCGCTCAAGAGGTAGGTCTGCCGGTTAGATTCTTTGAGCCACAAGCCAACGATGAATCACTTGCCCTAGATGTTTGGGGAGATAACCAGATGATCCTTGGGCTAGTGCATGGACACCAAGCAGCTCGACCTGATGGCATTGTGCAGTGGTGGCGGAATCAGTCGCATGGCAACCAGCCAGTCAAAGATGCAGACATCCTGATACATGGCCACTTCCATCACCTAACTGTCAAAGAGTCAGGCAGACGCAACGACCACAGCCGATGGGTCATCCAATGCCCAACACTCGATGCTGGGTCAAGCTGGTACAGGCTTGGCATGGGTGGCGATGACTCTGATCCAGGCTTGCTTGTATTCCCATTAGTCAAAGGTCAACACTTTACTGGGACTGTTTACAAGCTATGAAAATCGGCAGTTTATTCAGCGGTTATGGCGGTCTTGACTTAGCTGTATCAAAGGTGACAGGGGCAACAGTAGCTTGGCATTGTGAGTGGGAAGATGCTCCAAGCAAAGTGCTTGAGGCTAACTTCCCTGGTGTGCCTAACTACCGAGATGTATCACAAGTTGACTGGCACTCAGTAGAGCCTGTTGACATCCTTACAGGGGGATTTCCTTGTCAGGACTTATCACTTGCTGGCAAGCGAGCCGGACTACAAGAAGGAACTCGATCAGGTCTGTGGTCAGAGTTTCACAAAGCAATAGACATCCTCAGACCATCACTTGTTGTAATCGAAAATGTAAGGGGCTTACTAAGTGCAAAAGCAGATAGCGGTCTGGAATACGGACCTGAAATTATGGACCAAGCCGAACGAGGCATTGTTCTCAGAGCACTTGGAGCTGTTCTCGGTGACTTGGCCGACATCGGGTATGACGCAAAGTGGCGTGGCATACGAGCTTCCGATGCAGGTGCACCACACCAACGCTTCCGAGTATTCATCACTGCCTACCCCAACAGTATCTGACCAATACACAGCCAACTTTGCAAGCACACAACAAAAGCCAGGCTCAATGCACTCAGTCACTCTTGCTCAAGTGTTTCACAAGATTGAATTATTTATGACACCTGTTGCCACCGAAGGCACTAAGGCACCATCACAGCAAACGAGTAAGGTCAAAGGTAAGACAGGACAAGTGTGGCTTTCAAATCAGGCAAAAGATTTATCGTTGCTACCAACTGCAACTGCAATACAGAGTCGCAATGCAACATCTGGTAGGCAACCAGGATCAAAGCATCACACTGGAACAACCCTGCATGATGTGGCTTACTTAGGAAACTGGGGCAAGTTTGAGCCAGCCATTAGACGCTGGGAAACTATCCTTGGCAGACCTGCACCAGAGCCTACAAAGCCAGACGGAAAAGACAACAACCATCGCCTTAGCTCTAAGTTCACAGAGTGGATGATGGGGCTACCTGATGGCTGGATAACAGGACATGATCTAAAGCGTAATGATGAGCTAAAGCTTGCAGGTAATGGAGTAGTGCCACAGCAAGCTGAGTTAGCCCTTAGACTTTTGCTTGACTTGCCAGAGAGAGATAAATGACCTACCAAATACTGCATGGCAACAACCTAGATGTGCTGCCAACCCTAGCCGACAACAGCATTGACTCAATAGTCACCGATCCACCATACGAGCTTGGCTTTATGGGTAAGAAATGGGACTCATCAGGTATCGCTTATTCTGTTGAACTCTGGCAACAATGCCTAAGAGTGCTAAAGCCAGGTGGACACTTACTTAGCTTTGGTGGGACACGGACCTATCACCGAGTAGCAGTAGCCATTGAGGATGCAGGGTTTGAGCTTAGGGACTCGATTGCTTGGCTGTATGGGTCAGGATTCCCTAAGTCGCTGGATGTAAGCAAAGCTATTGACAAGCAAGCAGGGGCAGAGCGTGAGGCAATTACCGAAGTCATCTCTGACATCTTTGGGGATCAAGAAGTAGAAAAGAAACTTGCTAGCCCTGGTTCAACAGCCGACAGATTAGCTATGGGGAACAACTGGCAAGACAACCCAGTAGAAACCAAACCTGCCACACCAGAAGCTCAACAATGGCAAGGATGGGGAACAGCACTAAAGCCAGCCTTTGAGCCAGTCATAGTTGCCAGAAAACCAATAGAAGGAACAGTTGCTAACAATGTCCTCAAGTGGGGCACAGGTGGGCTAAACATAGACGGCTCAAGAATCGGCACCGAGCAACGCAACATGACAATAAAAGAAACAGGCTTTGGCACTAACTTCATGGATGACAACTGGCAACCATCGGGCAAAAGCTATGACAAGACAGTGCAAGGCAGATGGCCAGCAAACATCATCCTTGACCCTTACACAGCAGAGCTACTAGATGAGCAGAGTGGGGACAGACAGGCAGGGGCTTTCCCCAAAAGAGCAGATAGAACAACCAATCAAATCTTTAAGTATGGGTTGCAAGAAAGAGATAAAAGAATAAACCTTGACTCTGGTGGAGCATCTAGATTCTTTTATGTAGCTAAAGCATCAAAGCGTGATAGAAACGAGGGGCTTGAGGAACTGCCAAAAAAAACCAACAGCGAGTGGCCTCAATCATTAGACGGCAATGACAGCAGAGGTGCAGAGCCAAGACAGAACTTTCACCCAACAGTAAAGCCGACAAGCCTTATGGAATACCTAATCAAACTAGTCACACCACCTAACGGCATAGTGCTAGATCCCTTCACCGGCTCAGGCTCAACAGGCAAGGCAGCAATCTTGCAGGGGTTTGACTTTATCGGGATAGAGATGACAGAGGAATACTTGCCTATCATCGAGGGCAGATTCAGACACGCAGAGCAGTTAGTTGCCGATGCTAAAGAACAAGACAGAGCAAAAGAAAGCGAGGTGCTGTTTTAGTGCCAGCCTACGATTACAAGTGCAACACCTGTGACTACACCATGACAATAGTTAGAGGCATAGCTGAGGATGAGCTAAAGCCAATCTGTGTCAAGTGCCAGGCAGAGATGGGTCGGAGCTACGACTCTGCACCTGCTGTCACATTCCTTGGAATCGGCTGGGGTAAAGACGCTTGAGAATCTTCCCTAAGCCATGCCTCAAGTGCAAGGCAATCTTTACCGCGAGGTCAGAGTATTGCGAAGGTTGCCGGCTAGAAAAGAAACCAAGAGAACAGAAACCAAGAATAGAAACGCCAGAAAGAAAAGCCAGGAAGCGTTTGCTTTATAACTACGGGTATAAAAAAAGGGCGGGGGCTATCAAACAAACCGCCACCCACTGCCACCTATGCCAGCAGCCATTCGCCAGTCGCAATGAGATACAAGCTGATCACTTGATTCCAGGTGACCCGAGTAGCCCACTAGCTGCTGCTCATGCTAAGTGCAACGCCAGTAGAGGCAACAAGCAACTAACCTAATTGCCACAGACCGCTACAAGCCTTGACCAAGCCTTGTTAGGCAAACTTCACAGACATTTTGTCAAAACCCTCGTACAACCCACACACGGTCCCCCACGCCAGGTTCTATCGGGGAGTGGGGTAGGGTTGCAATGACCTCGTTGACTATGGCAGTTCGCCAAGCCTTGTGTTTCTTGCTGTTGACCTGGACTATTCGGCCTTGCATTATTGCGTGTGAACCTTGGCTGGCAGGATCGCCGGTGATGCTAAAGCTTACCTCTGCCATACAGTTCCCATGCTCCCATTATGGCAGCGATGGCGTAGATAAGACCGAAGGCCAGCCCCAGACCACCAAGAACGCTAGTGGTGTTGAGCGATAGGTTAAGCAGCACCCCAGCGGTGAGTGCTGGGACTAGCCAACGGAGATTTTTCAAAAGGGGCTTTGCTCGTGGGTTGGCTCAAACAACGACTTGACTACCTGAGCTGGGTCGGCTGGGGTGATGTAAGGGTTGTTGATGCTTACCTTGATTGACTGACCAGGCTCGCCATTGCGGTTTAGCTTTGGAGTACCATCTGAGTTGGTCCAAGCCTCGATCTCGGCTGAGTAAAGCCCTTCAACAGTTAGCTCATCGCCAATGTCATAAGTGGTTGGTGCTTTTAGCCAGACTGTGTATTGCTTCTCAACTGTTTCGCCTGACTTAGCCTTGTAGGACTCTGTAATGCTTAGGCCTTTGCCTTCCCAAAATACTTTGGTGACTGTGCCTTTT